GGGCATATCCATGTGCAGAGTCATGAGGAATGGATAGAGGATTTATCAAAGTATGGTTATCAGTTCATTCAGAATTTATCACACCCAACACCTTGGGCAAAACTATTCAAATGCGAATCTTAGCAGTCGGTTCAAGACAATCAGGGGTTTCTTATCATAGGCTATTTATTCCTACTATGTATCTTCCGAAGCAATATGCAATGCTTACAGATACTTTAACAGAAGAAGAACTTGAAAAGGGATATGATATAGTTTTTATCAATAGGTATGTTTTAGGACTTGAGGCGAATGAGATAGATAATCTCCGCAAAAAATACGGCTTTAAATTAGTAGTGGATATTGATGACTATTGGCATCTTGATGTCTGGCATATGCTTTATGCTACCTATCCTGTGCAGCGAATCATTGACCATATCAAGATTGCAGATGTAGTTACCTGCACTAATGAAAAGCTATACAATGAAATAAGAGAACTAAACAAAAACGTTTATATTCTGCCGAATGCCTTGCCTTATGGGGAAGACCAATTTACAGAAGATAAAACAGAATCGGATTTAGTTCGTTTTATTTGGGCAGGTTCAGCCACACATGAAAAGGATATGGCTATTCTGAAAAGACCGATGCAAAGGATATCAGCAGACCCATTTATCAAAAGCAAATCACACTTTCAGATATGTGGTTATGAACCTGATAATACAATCAAGACGCCTATATGGCACAGAATGATTGATAACTTTCTATCAGGGTTTAAAGTAAATGGGAATATCAGGGAAGGATTGCCTGTTGACCTTTACATCAACTTTTACAAAGAAGCTGATGTATGCCTTGTTCCTTTAGTAGAATCAAGATTTAACAGCATGAAGTCAAACCTCAAAGTATTGGAAGCAGCTACTAAATCACTTGCAGTTATATGCTCAAACGTTCAGCCTTATTCTGAATGTCCTCATGTCATAAAAGTAAACAAACAATCCGATTGGTTTGAATCTGTTAAAAAAGTTTGCAAAGATGCTATTTACAGAAAAGAAATTGGGGAAGCTAATCGGGAGTGGTGCTTAGAAAACTTTGATATCAGAAAAGTAAATATAGAACGTAAACAAATCTTTGAATCATGCCTGTAAGTAAATGCGAAAACGGAAAATGGAAGATTGGGGCAGGTAGCTGCATCTATCCAACAAGAGAAAAAGCCATAGAAGTATGGACTGCTATACTTGCTCAAGGTAAGTATGAAGCTGCTAAAAAGAATATAGATGCTAAAAAAAAGGATGCTAATCGGAATGAATCCGAATTAAAATCATAAATTTAAAAAACCCAAAAGTATATGAATGCAACAATCAGATTCAATCTAAACAATCCAGAGGATAAGATGGCACACATGAGATGCATCAAGTCTATGGATTTAGCACTTGCCCTTTTTAAGATACAGGAAGTAGCTATGGAATATGAACAAATAAATATTGTTCATCTGAATGATATATTTGAGGAGTACAATATCCAATTGAATGAAATCATTAGTTAAATTTGTGGCGGTATGGATAACCTGCCGCAACTGCCGACACAAGTACACAATCATAAACACAGTAAAACAATCACTATGCCCATATTGCCAAAGTGTAAACCAGACGAGCCAAAAACCATATTAAAGGATATATGGTTCATTATCCTGACAATCGGTAAAATATTTGCTTACTCAGCATACATCTTCATTCTATTCTTAATCATACTTTATCCATTTGTAAAATGAAAACAGTAGTTACACCAATTGCTCAAATTAAAGCTAATCCTAACAATCCCAGGATTATCAAAGATGACAAGTTCCATAAACTTGTTAAATCAATACAGGAATTCCCTGAGATGCTTGACCTTCGCCCTATTGTAGTGAATGCAGATAGTGTAGTGCTTGGAGGTAACATGAGGCTGAAGGCTTGTAAGGAAGCAGGGCTAAAACAAGTGCCTGTAATCTTTGCTGAAGATTTAACAGAAGAACAACAGAAACAATTCATCATTAAAGATAACATAGGCTTTGGAGAATGGGATTGGGAGGACCTCGCTAACAATTGGAATGCTGAAGAATTATCAGAATGGGGATTAGATATTCCTGATTTCAAACATGAAGATGAAGCAGAGCCTGACGATTTATCTGATAAAATTAAATCAGAATTTAGAATTGAGGTAATATGCTCAAACGAAAAAGAGCAGGAAATAACATACAATAAACTTATAGAACAAGGATACGAATGCCGACTTTTAACATTGTAAGAGAATCAAAGCCGTCTAAAACATTTAGAGTGGCATCTGTTATAGGTAAATTTGATTTACCTTCAGAGCATATCGTTGAAACATTTAACGGAGATATAGATTTATCAGATGAATGGCAGATAGGATTGATAGTAGGTAAATCAGGAACAGGTAAAACTACAATAGCAAAAGAATTATTTCCAGATGCTTACATTACAAACTTTCAATATATTGAGCAATCTATATTGGATGATATGCCTAAAAATAAAAGTGTTGAAGAAATAACTTCAGCATTTAATGCAGTCGGATTCTCAAGTCCACCTTCATGGCTGAAACCATATACAGCATTAAGCAATGGTCAAAAGATGAGAGTAGATTTAGCAAATGCAATTTTATCAGATAATGATTTATTTGTCTTTGATGAATTTACAAGTGTAGTAGATAGAAACGTAGCACAGATAGGTTCATTTGCTATGCAGAAGGCTATAAGAAAAACTGATAAAAAGTTTATAGCAGTAACCTGTCATTTTGATGTAGAAGATTGGCTTTTACCTGATTGGGTTTTTGATACAGATACAATGACCTTTCGTAAATGCGAAGGGCAAAAAAAAAATAGACCAGAAATTAAATTTGAGATATTCTCCACAGCAGATAAAAGCATTTGGAAAATGTTTGCTAAGCATCACTATTTGAGTCATACGCATAACAATGCTGCAAATGTATATTTAGCATTAATAAATGATAATATCGCAGGATATTTATCAGTATTGCATTTCCCACATCCTAAAGCTAAAAATATAAAAAAAGTTCATAGATTAGTAATTCTACCTGATTATCAAGGAGCAGGATTCGGAATTAAATTTTTAAATGAAATTGGTAATTTATATAAAAAACAAAGAGATAGATTTACAATCATGACTTCTGCTCCAAGTTTAATTCATGCATTGAAAAAAAATAACCAATGGAATTGTATAAGATATGGCAGAGTATCAGAAGTTAAAAATGGAGTGCTTGAAGGCACAACTTCAAAAAATAGAATAACAGCATCTTTCGAATTGATAAAAACATCGTAGCAACATCGTATGGCAACTTTAACAAATAAGGGAAGGAATGGCGGTAAACTGATGCGACCTGACAAAGGGGAAACCATGAACCCGAATGGCAGACCAAAGAAGTATGTTACTTTGTTAAAGGAGCATGGCTATAAGTTGAGTGAGGTGAATGATACTATTCAGACAATCATGTCAATGGATATGGAAGAACTAAAGCAGGTATGGGATAATCCTAAAGCTACTATCTTGGAAAAGACCATAGCCAATGCTTTGATGACAAGCCTAAAGAAGGGAAGCCTTTATTCCATTGATACTTTGTTAAATAGGGTATATGGGCGTCCGAAGGAAACTCAGCAAGTAACTACCGATGGCAAAATAGAGGTAGTATTTACTCAAGGGAAAACAATTCTATGATTCTTGAACTACCTGCACCACATATCAACCAACAAGGAATCCTTGACAACTCATCAAGGTTTCGTGTTATCATGTGCGGTAGGAGATTCGGCAAGTCAGAACTATCTCAGATTGAAATCGTAACCAATGCCATCATAGGCAAGTCAGTAGCATACATAACCCCAACATATGCCCTTGCTAAAACCTTCTTTGATAAATTAGCAAAGGCAGTTCCATTTGAATCTAACAGGTCAGATTTAACAATAGCCTTCCCAAATAATGGCTCAGTCCAATTCTTTACGGGAGAGAGGCTTGACAACCTGCGAGGCAGGAAGTTTCACTTTGTTGTTATAGATGAGGCTTCATTCATTCCTAACCTTGAGGATGGATGGCTCAATTCAATCCGACCTACCCTTACAGATTACAAGGGCAGGGCATTGTTCTTGTCAACTCCAAAGGGAAAGAATTACTTTTATTCCTTGTACCTCAAAGGTGTTAATGCAGAGCCTGACTGGGCATCCTTTAAGTTTAGCACCTACGATAACCCGTACATTGATAAAATGGAGGTGGATGATGCAAGGACTCAGCTACCGGAAACGGTCTTTGAGCAGGAGTACATGGCGAATCCTGCTGAGAATGCAGCTAATCCATTCGGTAATGCTTTTATCAGGCAATGTACTTTCCCTTTATCTACTTATCCTGTGGTATGTTACGGCATAGACCTGGCAAAATCTTTTGACTTTACAGTTATCATTGGCTTAGATAAGAACGGGTCAGTGGCATACTTTGACAGATTTCAAAAGGATTGGAGGCAGACAAAACAGACAATCGTTAATTTAACAAAAGCACCCATTCTGATGGATAGCACAGGAGTAGGCGACCCGATATTTGAAGACCTGCAAAGGGAAGGATTAGAGGTTACTAGCTTTAAGTTCAGCCAAACATCCAAGCAGAATTTAATGGTCGGTCTGGCTTCAGCCATTCAGCAAAGAAGGATAACCTTTCCAGAAGGGGCAATATCTGCTGAATTAGAAATCTTTGAATATCAGTACACAGCAACAGGG